TCACGCTCAAACGAGCCGTTGATTGTCTCGTCGATCGCCTTCTGGATCTGAGCAGTGACACGCTCGTCGAAGATCTTGTCGATGCGTTTCTTGACCTCCTTGTCGACCAAGCTGGACAGGTTGGCGTCCTCGCTTAGCAGTTGGTCTGCAACCTGGGCGACGATCGCGGTCTTCAGAGATTCTTCGTTGATATTCAGCATTCCCGTGCCCTCCAGGGCGGTTGATTTCCCAGATACCACTCATGGAATGGCACCTGGTGAAATCCCGGCCTCGCTACTGGCGACAGGCCGGGGTGTTGCGTCAGCGGTGATCGTCGTTTCGGGTGGGCCTACCATTCGGCCAATGCGCGGGGACATCGACGGCCCTACTTTCCGCTGCCTGTCATGAATACGGGCTCAGCCTTCAGGCTTGCTGCGCCTCACGGGCGAATCGTCTGGTTACTTCATGGCGGAATCTCCTATTGCTCGCTCACTGGGCAGGCAGTGGCCACCTATCGAATCTGGTGTTTCTCCCATTACCGCCGGGGTGGCGGGGCGCATTGCATGCCCGGGTCGTTCTCTCGGTTCTGGCGTTTCACCTTCGTCAGCCGTACAGGGTCGTCCCTGTCGTGGGCAGCCTTTCGGGGCTGTCTGATCGCCGGTCGCCGGTAGAGGCAATGCGGTCTATTGGTTGTTGCGCTGGTTGTTAAAGAGCGGTCGGCTTGAGGGCCTGTCGAGGGGCTGAACCGTCTCGATGGGTAAAAAGTAGCACTGCTGTTATTTAGAAGTCAACAGCAGTGCTGATATTCTTTCTCTACCAGACTTTTTTGCTTATGAGCATGAGGTTGTAAGCAGCATCGCCCCGGGCAAAGCTGAGGTAGAATTCACCAATTGGCGACGGGAGGTGCTATGAGGTTTCTCAAATACGCTGGGATGGTGAGTGCGGCTTTCCTGGCGGCGTGTGCAAGCTCACCCCATTACGTGGGGAGCGATTTTGTCACTACGCCCATCAAGGATTTCGGAAAGGTAGGCACCAAGTCGACCTCGCTGAAGTCGGGGAAGGAATTTGAGATTTACGGGGTGTGTATTGATGGCTCCCAGGAGTACGTCATCCGCCAAACAAGCACAGCAGCATTTGGGGCCGATGGCCGCTGGATTGTCCAATCTGGCGACGGTCGCAGCATCACATCGGACCAGATTTTCCAAGAACGGAATGCCTTCCTTGCAGCCTTGGGGGCTCTGGAGGTTGTAAGGCGACCTGAAGGATTTGAGGGCGAGCAGCGAATGCTTGTAGCAAGCTCGCAAGCCGCCAGCATCCCGGATCAATGCGAGGCGATGCTGGCAGAGGATAGTGCTAGGGCATCCGCCCGAGCCCACGCTGAAGTTGAGAAAACGTCATCCCTGATCAGGGATGTGGTGGCCAGGACTGGCATTCAGCCGATGCTTACGGGTCGAAATGAGCACGACTTCAACAACCTGGTGGCCATGTTCAGGCGCCTGGGCGTGGATGATTTCGTTGGAAAATTTGTCTGGGCGAAAGACGGTGACTACCTGATCTCGCAGATCATGCCGGGAGAGGTTGTCCTAACCAGCCTGACCAATCCATCGCTATTCCCGCCGATTCGCATCATGACGGACAAGCAGGCCCTTGAGGGACAGGCTTGGTCAGCCGTGTCTCACGGTCCGCTTGAGTTCATTGGACCAGCAATTCATCAGACTGCGTACGGAGGTACACGCCAAGTGCTCGTATTCAAGGCAATCTGATAACACGCAAGCATGAAAAAGCCCGCCGAAGCGGGCTCGCTCATCAATGAGCATGTTTATCTCTGGTCGGCTTGAGCAGACTGAAGACATCAAGAAACTGGTTCAGGGATGGTACTGAGCTGATCCTGCGAGTGAGAAGCCCTACAGCTACAAAAATGGCGGTCCATACAAATATGAGCGAAAGGCAAACCACCGAGGTAATCGGGTTCCGTACGATATGGAAAAGAAGGCAACTGACCATGATCCTTCGCTTGTCGGCAGGTGTAGGCTTGTCATCCGGCTTACCAATTAAGGCTAGAATTGGCATCAGCGGAACCGCCACGATCATCGCTATGGGAAGGAACCAGAACTTTGTAGAAACTGAGTAAACTCCGAACATCGAACGAGCATCGGCCTCAGCGACGTCATCGCGCTCCACATACTCTACTACCAACTGAGAAGCCCTTTCCCTGAGCGGCAGGGATCGATGCCTGCAAAGCGCCCAATAGCCTACTGTCAATGCTGCCAATAGGCTTGCGACGACAAATTCGGTCATTTTCGCTTACCTCCAGATTTCTTGCCCTTGGCAAGCTTTTTCTTGCATGCCTGTTCGGCCCTGGCATCAGCTGCTCGCTCAGGCTTACCGACCACCCCCCAAGTGTAGATGGCGTATAAGGGGCAGATGATGAGCATAATCACACAAAAATGACCCAAGTACGCAGACTTAGCGTAGATCATTTCCAGCAGACCCTTCAGAGAATCTATAGCCAGGGAAAGGTCTTTCAAGGGCGACACTACTGCCGATTCGTCCTTGGTGGAGCTCATGCAGATTCCATCCTAAATCAAATCCTTCAAAATTTCTAAATAGATTACTACCGAGCATGTCAGCCGCAGCTCACAGGTCTCCGCCCCGCCAAATTACCTTCCCGATAATCCGGTGCTCGTTCTCCTTGCTGCGCAGGTGCGATCGATCCGGATACTCATCCTTGTCTTCGTTGTCGCTACGCAGGATCCATTGACCCAGCGGCCCCTGGATCAATCGCTTTACGATGGCGCCATCGGTGCCAGTCAAGACGAAAACCTGACCATCAATCGGCTCGATACGAGACCTGTCAACCAGCAACACGTCGCGGTCGTTGATCGTCGGCCACATGCTTTGCCCCTCGGCGTAGATCACCGCCAAGCTCTCCGGCTTTGCACCCTTAGCCTTCAGCCAGTCTCGTTTGAATGCCAGCGTGGAATGAATCTCAACGTGCGGGTTTTCGCTGCCAAGGCCAGCTGCAGCCTTTGCGTCGTATTGCGGGACGAACGAGTAGCGCTCATCTTCAGACTGGGGAACATCAGCCGATTCAGGAAGGGGCGAGTTTGCGGCTTTCGCTTCGTAGTCGGGCTGTTGCCCAGGTACAACCCTTCTGATGCCAGCGGCTAGCGTGGGGCTTACCTCGGCCGGCTCAAAATCTAGGGCCTCGGACAGCTTGATGAGCGCTTCAAGGTTTAGAGCTACCTTCCCAGTCATGTACTGGCTGACAGTGCTCTGCGGAGATTTCCATTCGCAACGCTCGCCGACCTCTGTCTGAGTCAAGGCCGGCTTGGTTGGATCTTCCCTAGATTCCTTGGCTCGCTTTTTATAGATGTCATGCAGCCGCTTGGCATCGGCAAGCTGCTCTGCGGACAAAGGGGTTCTGATGGGTTTCTTCATGCGCGTGATTTAGTAGCACAGCTGATCCTTAAGCAAACAGCACTGCTACTCTTTGTCCTTGAATATTGTAAAACAGCAGTGCTAATATCCGATAAAACCCCTATGAGGCAGACCAGATGAACACTGTTTCCCTTGAGGAATACCTGGCCGGGCATGGAACCCAGAGCGACCTCGCCAAGGCTCTGGGGATACAGCAGAGCGCCGTCTCCCAAATGTTCCGTGCCAAGCGGGACATCCGAATCACCATGCACGACGACGGGCACATTGAGGCGAACGAGATTCGCCCAATACCTGCTCGCAAGTCGGCTGCGTAACCATTTTTCAATCACAAGGAAATCCCTGAATGCACCTGGACCCCGCCAACAAACGCAGCGAAGTGATCAAGTCGCGCTGGAAGCCTGAAGAGGTTCGAAAGCTGCGCATGGAAGCACGTATGGCCGGCATGCAGCTCGCTACCTATGTGCACGAACTGGCCAATCTTGGCCGTCGCCTGGGCGCTGCTGATCTGCTCCGAGAAATGAACGGCGCCGGTGAGCAGGATAAGACGGCCTGAAGCCCCTATGGAGGGCCTATGCCTGAAACCACCTTCGAATTGCTGCCAGTCGAGGTGAAGGCTGAGGTTCGACAGCTGGCTGCCGACCTTGGCTGGAGCCTGGATAGATCGACGGAGGAGTACTTGGAAATGAGTCGCTCACTCGCGGTCCAGGAGCAATTGAGACAAATGCGACATAAGGCCCCGGTGTTGGGGCTGGTAGGGCACAAAAAGGGCCTCGATGTTCCCTGATTGTGAAAACGCAGAGGCCCTCTTTCGGGCTTCTTACAGGCACAAAAAAGCCGGGATTGCGGCCCGGCTCTCTGCAACACACAAATGTGAGACCAATTATGCATATGCAGACCCAAAGTGTACAGGCCCTCATCCGGCCCGCGCCACAAAATGCGAACCACGATTTCGTGGCGCGCACGATGTCTTCGCGCGAGATCGCCGATCTGACCGGGAAGCGTCACGACAACGTGAAGGCAGACATCCGCGCCATGCTCGCTGATCTCAAAGAAGATGTCCTGAGTTTTCAGGGTATCTATTTGGACAGCATGAACCGCCAGCAGACCGAGTACCTGCTCGACCGTGAGCACACCGACTGCCTGCTCACCGGCTACAGCGCCGCAATGCGCATGGCCGTCATCAAGCGCTGGCGCGAGCTGGAGGCCCAGGTTGCCCAGCCCCGCGAGCTATCCCGCATGGAGCTGATTCAGCTGGCAATGGCTGCTGAACAGGAGAAGCTGCTGATCACCGCCGAGCGCGACCAGGCAGTCGCCACTACGGCCGAGATCGGCAGTCGCCGCGAAGCAACCGCCATGGCAACCGCATCCGCCGCCGTGCGCCGAGCCAATCAGCTTGAAGCCGAACTGGGTCGAAACACGCGCCATGCCACCGTTACCGCTGTTGAGTCGGCGCTGGGCATCCATCTGGGCAAGCAGGGATTCCGCCCACTCAAGAAATATTGCAAGGACAACGGCATCACCCCTGAAAAGGTGCCGTGTCCGCGCTATGGAAAGGTGGTCGCCTGGCCTGCTGCTGCCTGGGACCATGTCTACTCCATCAACCTGAGCGTAGCGTTCGGGGGCTCGGCATGAGCGTCCAATCTATGTCCTGGGCCCTGGAACAGCGAGATATCGTGGACGCCACGGCGCGCTACGTGCTTCTGGTCCTGGCCAACTACGCCGACAAGAACGGTCGAGGGGCTTTCCCGTCCTCTGCCAGCATCAGCGATGACACAGGTCTGTCCATCCGCACGGTGAAGTACAAGCTCGACCACCTGCTGGAAATCGGGGTGATTCGCCTTGGGAATCAAGCCATTGCCGGCGCCTATATCGACCGTCACGACCGCCGTCCGACCGTCTACGACCTCTGCGTAGAACGGGGTGCACCAGCTGCACCCGGTTCTGAACGGGGTGCAAATGACGACAGAACGGGGTGCAGCTCACGACAGAACGGGGTGCAAACCACGACAGAACGGGGTGCAGGAGCTGCACCCAATCCATCAATAAACCATCAAGGAACCATCAAAGAACCGAAGGGGCCAGTCGCTGACGCTCCTGCGGCTCCGAAGGTGGCACCGAAGTTCGACCCGATGACTTCCAAGCCGGCCAACGTCAGCACTGCTGTTTGGGCTGACTGGTGCCAGCACCGCAAAGAGATCCGCAAGCCGCTGACCGCCACCACCTGCGCCAAGCAGGCCAAGACCCTGGCCAAGCACCACGCGCCTGACGCCGTGATCAACCAGTCCATCAGCAACGGCTGGACCGGCTTGTTCCCGGAGAAGGTGCTACCGGGCGCCCAGCAGGGACAGCGCCGCAGCGGCCCCGACTTCAACGACACCAGCTGGGCTGATGACCTGGGGGGCTTATGAGCGCACAACCGAAACTGCGCAGCGTGACGCAGATCATGGCCAAGACCGGCAACCTGCCTGCCGAGGTACATGCCCCGGCCAAGCAGCTCGACCCAGGCACTACCGAAGTGGTCAACGCCCTGTTCAAGGAGCTGCAGGCCATCTTCCCAGCGTGGAAGCAAGCTTGGCCGGACGATGACGCGCTGAAGGCTGCCAAACGCAGTTGGATCAAGTCCTTCGTCGCCGCCGGCATCAACACCCTGGAGCAGATCCGCTTCGGCATCCAGAAATGCCGGGTGCTCGGTACCGACTTCGCCCCGAGCAGCGGCAAGTTCATCAAGCTGTGCCAGCCGACCCCGGAAGAGATGGGCATTCCGCCGCTTGCGCGGGCCCTGGCAGAGGCGCTGGAGAATTTCCACCCCAGTAGGGCAGGGTCACGCGTTTGGACGCACGCAGCGGTGCGCCACGCGGCCCTGCAATGTGAGGCGCAGAACTTGGGGTCGATGGAGGTGGAGCGGGCCGAGAAGGTATTCGCCCGGGCCTACGACATCACCATTCGCATGCTGATCGCCGGCGAGCCACTGGGCGGTATCGCCACCGGCATCGGCCACGACAGCCAGAAGGGTGCCGCGCAGCTGGCTGACGAGTACGCCGCCCAGCGCCAGGTGCGCCTGCTCGAAGTGCAGCAGGTTCCGACTGGCGCCGCCGCGTGCCGCGCACACCTGCTGGCCAAGTTGAACATCAAGCGCGCCGGGCAGCCGGCCGGGGAGGGGGTGTGAGCATGTCAGATCAACAACTGCTGGAACTGGCGGCGAAGGCTGTCGGGATGCCATCGCTCCATGATGCAAATGGAATCTATGGCGCATGGGTGGGCGATTCAGAAAACGGCCATTGGTGGAATCCGCTTGAAGACGACGGCGATGCGCTGCGCTTGGCGGTGAACTTGAGGCTTCAGGTCGTCATGTACTCAGACTGGGTCGAGGTACTCCGGGATGGGATTCGTATGACCAACGCCACCAGTGAGTACTTCGCTGGGTGCATGTTCGCCACAGCGCGTAGCGCGATTGTCCGCGCCGCTGCGGAAACTCATCGCCGCGAAGTCGAGGAGCAGCACTGATGGACACCAACAAGATGCGCGAGCAGTTCGAGTTGGCATGGCGCGCCCGCTATCCAGAGCACGGCGAAATCGCGCTGAAGCGAAGCGGACTCGACCCGCAGGATTACTGCAACACCCGCGTGAAGGATGCATGGTGGGCCTGGCAGGCCTCCCGCGCTACCTCCTGGCAGCCGATGGAATCCTGCCCGAAGCATGTCGAGGTTCTGTTCTATCGCGAGGATTGCGGCGTGATCAGCGGACAGCTCACCTGCGCCGACACGTTCATGACGGACAAAGAGCGCGATAGCGGCGAATACAGCGAGGAAGAGCAGTACAGCGAAGACGCATGGTGCTACGGCCCCGATGGTGTTGAGCGACTGGATGGCGACCTTGTGCCAACGCATTGGATGCCTTACCCGGCCGAGCCAAAGGTGACCCCATGAAGCGCGTATGGACAGTAATCGTCGGCCCCAAGGCCTTCCAGATGGTGCTGATGGAGCAGAGCTTGGATCAAGCCGGCGCGCTGCGTGAGGCGCAGTTGATCTGGCCTGAGTGTGAGGTGGTGGGATGAACATCGACCTCTTCAGGAAAGACCTGATTGTTGAAGTGCTGCACATGGGTGAAGGCGACGAAACCTTCATCACGGCAGTCAGCGGTCGCATCACCGTGGAGCGACTGCAGGAGATCGAAAACCAAATGGCTGACGGCGATGCGTTCGATAAGGGCGCCGGATCGTATGTGTTCGACTGCGCTTACTTCCCAGGACAGTACGGCGAGCTCGGATACTGCGAACTGCCTCCGTGCTGGGAGCTGACCACGATCGGTTTCGTATCCCTTGAGCATCTGGTCCTTGAAACGGCCGCGGAGGAAGAAGATGACTGACTTCGTGATGCACAGCATGGCCGACGCCAACCGCTTGTTCGGCCTACTCCAGGCCCAGGACTTCACCCGGCCCAAGAAGATCGTCATCAAGGACCAGGACCGCAGCGGCGAGCAGAACAAGAAGCTGCATGCCTGCCTGAGCGATATCGCCAAGCAGGTCGAGCACGCCGGCAAGAAGTGGGACGTCCTGATCTGGAAGCGCCTCCTGACGGCCGCCTGGCTGCGTGAGGCGGGCGAACAGCCTCAGCTGATACCAGCGGTCGACGGCAGCGGCTTCGACGTCGTGTACGAGCGCACCAGCCAGCTCAGCGTGAAGCAGTGCGCGAGCTTGCTGGAGTGGATTCAAGCGTTCGGTGCTGAGCACCAGGTGCGCTGGAGCCAGAAGGACCTGTGGGAGGGGCGTTACTGATGAGCCATCAATTCAAGCCGGGCGACCTGGCGCTGATCGCGGGGTCTCGCACGGGATCGTCGCCAAACATCGGCAGGGCTGTCGAACTGGTGATCAAGATGGTGCCAGGTCAGTCCTTCACCGCTCCTAACGGTCGGGACGCCAAGAACGCAAGTGGCTACGAGGCGTGGGCCGTCCACTCGGATGGAGCTACGGCGGTAGGAGAGAGCGGGCGCGTCGATGTAGGCGGGATTTTCTTGATCCAAGAACGCTTCTTGATGCCGCTGCGCGGCGACTTCGAGCCCGAACAGCAGAAAGCCAAGGAGGCCGAGCCATGCGCGTAGGCCAATCCAAGCCGAAGAAATGCCGCGCTCCAGGCTGCGGCAAGCCCTTCCACCCAACCATGACCACCCAGCGCGTATGTAGCCCGGCCTGCGCACTGGCCATGGCCAAAGACCCGAAGCTTCAGAAGGTCGCGGCCAAGGCCATCACCAAGCAGAAGCGCCAGGACCTCCAGGAGCGCCGTGAGAAGCTGAAGACTAAGGGGGAGCACCTACGGGAGGCCCAGGCCTCGTTCAATGCCTACATCCGCGAGCGGGACCGTTTGGCGGGGTATGCGTGTATATCGAGCGGCAAGCCTCTCGACTGGAACGGCAACGCCGTAGACGCAGGGCACTATCGCAGCACAGGCGCCGCCCCGCACCTGCGCTTCGACGAGAACAACTGCCACGCCCAGTCGAAGCACGACAACCGCTACCTGTCAGGCAACGTGGCCGAGTACCGCCTGGGCTTGATCCAGCGCATTGGGCTCGCCGCAGTCGAAGCGCTCGAGGCCGACCAGGCGCCGCGCCGCTACACCATCGAAGACCTTCAGGCCATCAAGGCCCTGTACCGCCGGAAGCTCCGCGACCTCAAGAGGACAGCAGCATGACCTGGACTATCAGCGACACGGCCTGGGCATTGCTGCTGGCCATTTGTGTCACTTCGACCTGGTGCGTGATCTACGGCAACACCATTGCAAACCGACTCAAGAAGAGGGAAGGCTCATGCAACTGAACAGCGCGCGGCAGGCGTGGCATGACTGCCTCTACACCGCATGGGACAGCCAGGGCTCGTTCATCGAGAACCTGGGCATGCTCGGAGCAATGGTCCAGACGACCGAGAAGCAGCGTAAAGCGAGCCATGCGATGCACCAGGCCTTGGCCGGGTACGTTCAGCAGGCCATCGGTACGTTGCCGGAATCGCTGCGAGCCTTCGGCAGCTGGATGTATAACCCGATCGAGAACCATGACGACCGGGAGCAGGCCGAGGAAATGGTGTTCATCGCCGCCTACAACGCCGGACCGAAGATGTACGCCAAGAAGTTCGAGAAGGCGCGGACGGTCGCCGCTGGCGTGTTGCACCGCTACCGGCGCATGCACCAGGGCGGGCAAAGCGAAGGAATCGACCCTTGCCCAACTCCAGAGGTGTTCCGCGCTTGGCTGCTGGCCATCCATGAGCTGGAACTTTCGTCCGAGCAATGGGGCAGGGAGTGGAGTGGATTTATCGACCTGTGCTTCGCAGCATGCAATGATCTCGATAAGGCGGCACTTGTGCCGATCTCTCAATGCATCAACACAATGAAGGAAGCAGCATGAGTGACCTAAGCACCTTGATGGACGCCAGCCAAACTTATCACTTGGCATCTGGTCAGACGGCTGCTACTGAGATCCATGTTCACGATGAGCAGACGTGGAACAACCTCACGGGTTCTTTTAACCCAGGCATTGCTCAAAATCCTGCAGATGGATCCTGGAGCTACAAGAAAATCCTTCTCAGACTAGTTCTTGACCCTGAGAAAGACGGTGATTTCACATTTTTCCCAGTAATTTGAAAGCCAGTTGCCATGGGGTATTGACCAAATGTCCGCCTGAGGGCATCATTTCTTCATATTTACAGTTTTGCCTACGGCAAACATTTTTAAGACCCGGCCCTTAAAGCCGGGTTTTTAATGCCCGTAGAGGGCCTCAAGAGTCCCCCTCTTGTGCGTTTCGATTTTTTCGATGTTGGTGAGCCGGCCTCAATCGCGGATACGCGTTTTGGGTCTCCAGCCCCTTTTCCGTAAGCACGATCTCCCGAATTGTTCCGCTTTCGGTAACGCGGCCATAGACAAAGCCGGATTCGTAGAGCCATCGCACCGTGGCGTAGAACAGTTTCTCTTCCTTAGTGAACTCAACAGGCTTCCATTCCCCGTCCTGATGCGTCCCGCCCCCGGTATGTGGAAGGTTCAGCGAGCCAGGTCCGAGATCCGCCGGAAGCGGGAAACTTAGCAGTAAGTAATCAAATACCTTTCGAGACATCGTTTCGAAATCGATCATGTTTTGCTCGCGCATTTTTTTCCTCTCATGTAGTGCAGGCTCGACTAGGCCAGTCCCTGGACGTAGCAATTGCACCCCACGGATTATAGCAGTGGAGTGATAATGGACCCTACCGACCTCGGCCCAGGCACAGCCACCTGGCTGGGCGGAACGGGCACCGTTTTGCTGGGCGGCTTCCTTTGGCTGCGCAAGTTTCTATCGAAAGATGCGACCGATCGCGCGATGGACAACGCCGACATCGGCACGGTCCGTCGCCTGAACGAGCTGCTCGACTCGGAGCGCGAGGCCCGCAAGCTGGCCGAGGCTCGCGCTGATCAGTTTGCCAAGGAGCGCAACGACCTTGCCGCCACCGTTGGGCGCATGGAAGGGAAGATCGAGGCTCTGACCAGCCAGGTCGGCCAGCTCACTGAGCGTGTTTCGCTGCAAAGCGAAGAAATCGCCCGCTTGCGCACCAAGCTCGGAGGTATGACGTGATGGATAGATGCGCACTTGAATTCATCGCTCGGCGCTGGTGGCGCCGCATTGAGGTTTGGGTGATCGCCCTGTTGCTTGTAGTGGGTGGTGGGTTCGGCGGTTACCAGCTCGCTCAATGGGCCCTTGCCCGCAGCTACCTGGAGCAGGTCGCCGAGATTCGCGCCGCCTATGACGAAGCCAGCCTGCAGCGAGATCAGCGCCTGGATGAACTGGCCAGGCAGACGGGCAGTGCGGCGGCCAAGGCGTCGAAAGCCGCAACGACAGCCACCCAAGCAGCAGACAAGGCAGACCAGGCTGTAGACAGGGCAGGGGAAGCACTCAACCGCGTGACACCCTGAGCTGCGCCACGAAATCGACATGCGCCGTTCCGTGGCGCGGAGACCCGTATGCTGAATGTCACTCGCCTGCGCCATGTCCTACCGCTGCCTGCCGACGTGGTAGCTGCAACCAATGCGCTTGACTCGGCCTTGATCAAGGCCATTGATACCGCAAAGGAAGCGGGGCTGCCTAAGGGACTGCTTGCTGCCATTCTCCACGCCCATGCCCATGCCGAGACCCACAAAATGGTGTGCTCATGAAGGTCGTTGAGTTTCAGCGAGAGGGGTGGCGCGGCACGGTCAAAGCGCTACGCAAGATCGCTGACGACCTGGAGCAGGGCAACATTCATCCATGCACCATTGTGGCGGTCGCGCTTCGTTACCCGACGGGAAGGTGACGGCTTTCGGCGTCGGCCCGGTTGCAGATGACCTCCAGGCCCTGGCGCTGTCCAGACTGGCGGAGCAGCAGCTGATTGATGTGCTTCTGGATTGCGGGGAAGGGTAGGTGTGCCGCAGGTGAGTGCGGCACAGGCGGATTACTTGACTTTCAGGGCTTCTTGGATCTGGTCAGCGTATTTGCTGAGGTTATTCATTTCTGTATCAAGGTGCGTGCCGTGAGTGGTCGTTGTGGTGACCCGAGCGGCAATAACCTCAAGAGCCGCAGCTACTGCCACTGCTCTCTTGCGATCATTGCTGAGTTCGCAATAGGCCAGAGAACCGGTTTCTGTTAGAGCTTTAAGTGGTACAGACATTGGCAAATCCTTTCATTGATTGATCTCCATCAATAGCGGCAGTCTGCCACTATTTCAAGTATCAGAGACCCCTTAATGACCACCAAGCAGCCCTACTGGGAGGCGATCGAGCGAGCCTTTCGGGCCGGGCCTATCTATTCCAAACAAGCACGATTTGGCGCAGACCAACCCAATGTTGAGCTGATCTGCTCAGTGGTGTGGATCGATATGTCAGCACCAGCTACCTTGAGGGTTCACGCAAGGAGTTTGGACATGTCAGATAAATACGTTGGAAAGCTCACGGGCGTAGGCACGGACAATGTGAGGTACGTGATCAACATCTATCAGGACGAGACAGTTGAGCGCTCATCCCGAGGCATGGTTCGACATGAAGGTATGAAGCATTTCGAAATGCAACGCGGTGGTCAAGTGAAAAAGATTTCTGAGACTGAGTACGAAATTGTGGCCACGGGAGTGAGGATCACTGTGTGTGATGACCAAAACTAACAGCGTTGGTCTGTAATGCCGGTATCTGGATAAGCGCGCCGAATGTTAGGCTGGATGAATTAATGATCATGCCTAGCCTACGTCGAACGTCAGACTCCGGGCGAATCCCTGTCCGCATCGAACCAATTCTTGCCGCACCATCATTTCAAGCTCAAGGTGATCTATGGATAGGCCATATCCACCATCGTCACTGCTTGAGCTGTCCGACTTCGGCATCCGCCTGACCCCAGCCCCTGAAGTTTGGGAGTGGATCCAAGCCGAGATCCTCGCTGACACCGGCAGCATTCACAACGAAGACCATGCCCACCTATTGGATGCTGACATCCGGGTTATGTGGGCGTCTTCGAGCGTCGCCAAACAGGGCCGTACAGTCTTGGGCCAGGCCGAACAGGTAGCGTTTCGCGCTGGCGGCTGGCAGAAGGCTCGGATGGAGCAACAGATGCGTGATTGGTTCGGCGATGTGCCGGCCTTCATCATCACCTTGGCTGCTGACTACTGCGCCCAGTGCAGCGACGTTGAGTTCTGTGCACTCCTGGAGCACGAGCTGTATCACCTGGCTCACGCGACCGACAAGTACGGCCAACCAGCATTCACCCAAGACGGCGCACCAAAGATCAAGCTGCAGAGCCATGACGTCGAAGAGTTCGTCGGTGTGGTGAGGCGCTACGGTGCCAGCCACGAAGTACAGCAGCTGATCGACGCTGCAAGCCGGCCGCCTGAGGTGGCCAAGATCAACATTTCGAGGGCCTGCGGAACCTGTCTGCTTAAGTTGGCCTGATGTGAGACAGGCATGAGACGGAATCCAATCTATGGCAGCCCTGACAAACGATGTGAAAGCCTTCATCGTTCAGGCTTTGGCGTGCTTTGACACGCCCACCCAAGTCTCACAAGCCGTGAAGCAAGAATTCGACATCGATGTGACCCGCCAGCAGGTGGAGCAGCACGACCCGACCAAGCGCGCTGGGGCCAACCTGGCTGCCAAGTGGCGAACCCTCTTTGAGGACACCCGCAAGCGCTTTCGCGAGGAGACCGCCGACATTCCTATCGCCAACCGAGCGTTCCGCTTGCGCGGCCTCGGTCGAATGGCTGAGAAAGCCGAGAGTATGCGCAACCTGGCGCTGACTGCCCAGCTGTACGAGCAGGCCGCCAAGGAGTGCGGCGACATGTACGTCAACCGCAAGATCGAACCCGACAAGCCTCTGGGGTCCCAGGCGGACCAGCAGCACGCCGTTGCTGAGTACACGCTGGAGCCAGACGAGAATGTCCCGACTACCCCGCACCTATGACCCACCGGTTAAGCTGACGCCCAAGCAGGCGAACATCTACTGCTGGGGTTTCCAGCCAGAGGCGCGTTTCCGTGATGCGGTGTGCGGCCGTCGATTCGGCAAGACCTTCCTCGGCAAGGCAGAGATGCGCCGCGCGGCGCGCCTGGCGGCTGAGTGGGGTGTGAGCGTCGAGGACGAGATCTGGTACGGCGCACCGACGTTCAAGCAGGCCAAGCGCGTGTTCTGGCGCCGCCTGAAGCAGGCCATCCCGGAAGCCTGGCGTGCAACCCGTCCGAACGAAACCGAGTGCTCGATCACGCTCAAGTCCGGCCACATCATGCGAGTGGTCGGTCTGGACAATTACGACAACCTGCGCGGCTCTGGCCTGTTCTTTGTCTTGGTGGATGAGTGGGCCGATTGCCCGTGGGCGGCGTGGGAGGAAGTGCTGCGGCCGATGCTCTCGACGTGCCAGTACACGATCGCGCAGACAGGGGAGACCCGCAAGGGCGGTCATGCGCTGCGGATCGGCACTCCCAAGGGCTTCAACCACTGCTACGATACCTACCGCGATGGGCAGCCGGGCGGCGAGCCGGATCACAAGAGCTGGCAGTACACCTCTCTGCAGGGTGGCAACGTCCCGGCCGAGGAACTGGACGCAGCCCGTCGCAAGATGGACCCGCGCACATTCCGGCAGGAATACGAGGCAGGGTTCGAAAACTATGCGGGTGTCGTCTACTACACCTTCGACCGGAACGAGTGCCGCACCAGCGAGCGAATCCAGCCCGGCGAGGCGCTGCACATCGGCATGGACTTCAACGTCATGAAGATGGCGGCGGTCGTTTACGTCGTACGTGACGGCCTCCCGCTGGCGCTGGACGAATTCCACTCGGTGCGTGACACGCCGGAGATGATCGACAAGATCAAGGCGCGATTCCCTGGGCATGGCATCTCCGTGTATCCAGACGCCAGCGGACAGAACACAAGCAGCAAGAATGCCAGTGAGTCGGACCTTTCATTGCTCAAGAAGGCCGGCTTCACCGTTGTGGTCGACTCGCAGAACCCTGGCGTTAAGGACCGCATCAACGCGGTCAACTCCATGTTCCTGAATACCTACGGAGAGCGCCGCCTCAAGGTCAACATTGACCAGTGCCCACAGCTCACGCAGTGCCTGGAGCGCCAGACCTACACGGACAAGGGCGAGCCGGACAAAGACCCGAAGAAAGGTCACGACCACATGAACGACGCCGCAGGCTATTTCATCGCCAAGCGGTTCCCGATCAAGACTCAGTCCGCCGGCACCCGCCGCATCGGAGGTTTGGCGTAATGCCTGTTCAATCCACCAACCCAGAGTACGACGCGCACATCGAAGAGTGGCGGATGATGGACGATGCTCTGGAAGGCGAGTGCGCCATCAAGGGCAGTCCACGCAACCTGCCCAAGCCCAGCGGTATGGTCGAGGCTGAAAAGCTGGATGGCCAGGGCAATGCCTACCTCTACCAGAACTACACGGCGCGAGCGCAGTACGAGCACTGGGTGCGCGATTCGCTGCGCTCGATGATGGGCCTGGTCTCCCGGCTCATTCCTGAGGTGAAGCTGCCCAGTGGGCTCAAGGGCGTCGAAGAGAACGCCACCGCCGACGGCTTCGGCCTGACTCAACTCTTCCTGCGCATCGTCCGGCAGACGATCTCCCACGGGCGTGTGCCGCTTGTGGTCAACGTGGACGACCAGGGCCAGCCTTACTTTGCAACCTACGCTGCTCGGAACGGCATCAACTGGGACACCGCCGATCAAGGCGGTCGCCAGGACCTGGTGTTGGCCGTGTTCCGCGAGTTTCGCAAGAAGGCGGAGGACCGCTACAGCCACGAGTGCCAGACGGTCTACCGTGAGTTCTTCATGCAGGGACAAGTTTGCTACACGGCCGTGCGCAACGAAGCAGGCGAGCTCATCGACGATGAGCGCCCCCTTGGCACCGTTGGCGCAGGCAACCAACTGGTGCGCGGGCTCGAGTACATCCCGGTCATCTACTGCGGCTCAACGGACAACTCACCGGATGTGGACGAGATCCCGCTGCTGACTATGGCCCGGGCCGCGCTTAAGTCATACCAGCTCAGCGCCGACTACTTCACCGCTCTGCACCAGACCAGCCACCCGCAGCCGTGGGTATCGGGCCTGGACGAGAGCGTCGAGCTGAGCGTAACCGGCCCATCGGCGGCCTGGGATCTAGGCCCCAAGGGTCAGTGCGGCTATCTGGAGTTCCAAGGCGCGGGCGTCGAGGCCGTACGCACCGCCATGTCCGACCAGAAAAGCGCAGCCCTTGAGGCCGGCGCCAAAGTCATGGACGTATCCGGCACCGAGTCAGGCGAGGCCCGCAAGACACGCCAGAACGACCAGCACGCCACGCTGCACAGCATCGTCATCACAGCAGCGGCAGCCATTGAGCAGGCCTTGCGGTACGCCGCCGAGTGGACTGGCTACAACCCGGACGACGTGGTCTTCACGGTCAAGCCAGAGTTTGTGATTCCAGAGGTCAACGCCCAGGTGCTGGCCGAGCTGCAGAAGAGCGTCATGGCCGGCACGATCAGCGCCGAGACATACTGGCAGTACCTCACCACCGGCAAACTGCCCGAGCGGGCCTACGACGAAGAGGCCGGGCTGATCAGCGACGAGCGTGAGTCGGCCGGCATCAACCTGGACAAAGACGATGGCGACGAAACCGACGCAAACGGCGGACGAGATGCTGCTGGAGCAGGTCAGTCGGCACGCGGTGCTGCTGGAGCGACTGAAGGCGGGTGAGGTCAAGAAGTTCGAGACGGTGCTGCGCCAGGTGGATAGCCAGGTGCGAGACCAACTGACGCGCAAGGAACTGACGACGTACAGCCGATCCAGGCTTGAGGAGTTCTTGAGCCGGGTCGGCGGCAAGCTGCTGGGAATCTATCAGGCTTTCGGCGACCGCATGCAGGCCGACCTGGTAGACATCGCGCAATACCTGGCCGCATTCGAAAGCCGTAGCCTGGCGAAGGCGCTACTCATCGACGCCATCATGCCGGCTGACTCGCTCATTCGGGCGGCGATCAACACTCAGCCCCTACAGGTGGCGGGCATCGATGGCGGTACGCTGCTAAAGCCTTTCCTCAACGGCTGGACGCGTAACGAGTCGACTCGCGTGACCAATGCCATCCGGCTTGGCGTGGTACAGGGTCAAACCAACGCAGAGATCACCCAGGCCATCCGGGGCACGGCCGCGCAGAACTTTACCGACGGCGTGCTGGCGGTGAGTAACCGCAATGCCAAGGCGGTGATGCACACCGCCGTGCAGCACGTGTCCGCAACGGCGCGCATGGAGACGCTCGCCGCAAACGCCGAGTTCGTCCCGGGCTACCGGATCGTGGCCACCCTC